CGTTCACTTTAAGATCAACAGGTTCTGTAAGTTACGAGGTGGACTGGGGGGATGGGTCCTCAGAGACTAGTACGTCAAACAACCTGTCGCATACTTACGCAGCTGGTGATTACATCATCAAAGTCACATCAGCTGTAGTGTATCGTCCGTATTTTAACAACAGCGGGGATGAAGACCAGATAACTAGGATCGATACCACTGACATTGACTTTGGTACTAGCCTCGCAAATGCTTGGAGGGGTGCAGCCAACATGACCGACTTTAACGCTGCTTTTGGCGTTTTTACTGGTGTGACTGACTTTAGTGGTGCTTGGCGTGCCTGCTCTGGACTAACTAGCTTCCCCTTAATTGACACTTCAACCGGGACTAACTTCTACGCTGCTTGGCGAGACTGCTCAGGCTTTACTAGTTTCCCCTTGATCGACACTTCAAGCGGGACTAACTTCTACGCTGCTTGGCAGAACTGCTCAGGCCTAACCAGCTTCCCCTTGATCGACACTTCAAGCGGTACTAGCTTTTACGCTGCTTGGTACAACTGCACAAGCCTTACAGACTTCCCAGCCAACTTCTTTGACTCCTGGACTGGCACACCAGCCAATAGTTGCTTTGATCTTGCTTGGGCCGGCTGCTCCTCCCTCACCGCCACATCCGTCGAGAACATCCTCAACAGCATTGACACCTCTGGCCAATCTGCACCTTCTTCTGATGTAGACATCACCATTGATTACAATGCAGGTTCGGGAACACCTAGCGTAGCAACTGCTGTATCCAACCTTAAGTCCCGTGGCTGGACGATTACTCTGAACGGAGTGCTTCAGTAACCTAATTTCTTTTATACTATGTCCGACAACATTAGTTACTTCTACAACGCGCTCACAGGAGATGAAATCGAGAAGCTCTCTGGTGGCAAAATAAAGCGGATGTCCCCCTATGCTGCTGCTGGTCTCATTGGCTCTTGGATGGTTGAAACAGGTAGTGATGATCTATCCAACCTAGATGTAGTTGAGAGAGGCAACAACAATAAAGGACGTGGTATCTCCCAGTACACCGATGTCCGCCGTGGACCATATGACAGGGCTAGGCAGCAGGCTATCAGCCAGGGCATTGATCCAAACAGTGCTCAGTTCCAGTTACGGTACTTTGTTGAAGAGTACATGGGTAAGCATGACCCCCCAACTGGTGAGAGCCTCATAGGCTGGTCTAGGAGCCTCGAGAACCTGCCTAAGTTCTCTTCTGTGGCCGAGGCAGCCACACACTTCACAAACAACTATTTCCGGCCATCTGAGCCACATTTGGACCGCCGTATAACCTCCGGTGATTCAATCTATCAGCGGTTCCTCAATGCGCCTAAAACGGGGCCTCAAACCCCAAAGCCCCAACCACCCAGCCTCTCACCGATCTTTAGTGGGAAGTGGGTTGACAAGCTGGTAAAGAAGTTCGGCCCTAACGCCACAGTCGGTTCTGTGTTCGTCCAAAACGAGCAAAAGAATGCAAGACTAATGTCCAAGCTGGACAAGCGGGCCTACTCTGCACTTGAAACTGTTTATAATGTGCAAAACGGGAACTTCGATCAAGTCAACAAGAAGCAATTCAAGAAGGGCTGGAAGTACCTGAAGAAGACTGGTCTTACTAATGTCCTGTCTAAGTTCGGCATTCAAGAGAATGTCATGAAGATGGCTAAGAAGGGCGGCTACGGTAACGTAACCAACAACACAGCCACAGCCTTCAAGCAGGGTATGGACTTCTTCAAGGAACTCGGCACTAAGCAGCAGGAGTCCTGGCAGTCTACCCTTGATGCCCGCTCTGAAGCCCGTCAGGCCACCTATGGTGACTACGACTACAAGGGCTACAACTTCGCTCAGTACTTCAACGAGAATGCGCTGGATAAGCTGCGCATCAAGGATGATTACTACAAGCCTGGCTCATCTGAAGCCAATGCTTGGCAGATTCCCCAAGGCCAGGAGCAGTATCAAGCTGACTTCGGTCCATCATACACAGAACAGATCGCTACAGCTAACAAGGTGAATTCTAACCTCCAAGGTGGTGGTGCTCTGGATTCTGGAGAGAAGGTAGGCGGCTGGAACCTAGGTACAGCTCAATACGGAACCACCCCTAACACTGGTGGAACTTCTACTGCTACGGGCGGTGGTGGAGGCGAATCCGCTTCCTAAGGCCCCTAGGAGGCCCTACAAGGGGCCTCTAATCCCTTTTAATACAAACTACCATGTGCACCAAGAAATGCTCCTCATGCGGCTTAGAGAAGCCTCTGGGGGAGTTCTACAGATCTAATACGGTTAAAGGGGGACTACAGAACAACTGCAAGCCTTGCTGCCTACAGCTCCAATGGGAATCTAAACTCAAGAGAGTGTATGGCATCGACAAGGATATCTACAACAAGATGTTTGTTGAGCAAGACGGCTGCTGTGCAATTTGTAGGCGCCATCAGCTGGAGTTCCCTAAGCGTCATGCTGTAGACCATTGCCACACCACAGGTAAAGTTCGCGGACTGCTCTGCGAAGACTGTAACACCTCACTCGGAAAATTCAATGACGACATCCAGACGCTCGAAAGAGCAATTAAATACCTTAGAGCAGCGTCTGAAGGTTGACTTCAAACTATTCTTAAGGGCGGTCTGGCACGAGCTGGGCCTCCCTGCCCCAACCCGTGCACAAAACTGCATCGCAGACTATCTACAGAATGGACCAAAACGCTTACAAGTACAGGCCTTTAGGGGAATTGGAAAATCCTATGTTACGGCTGCCTACGTACTCTGGGAACTATACAGAGACCCAGACAAGAAAATTATATGCCTTTCCGCTTCTAAAGATCGGGCTGACTCAAACAGCATCTTCCTCCAGAAGCTTGTCATGCAGATTGACTGGCTCGCGCATATGCGGCCTAAAGGCGATCAGCACCGCTGGTCTCGTGTCAACTTTGACATTGGCGGTTGTGTTCCTACTCAATCCCCTTCGGTCAAGTCAGTCGGCATCACCGGTAACTTCACAGGAAGTCGAGCGGACATTATCCTCTATGACGACGTTGAAGTCCCCAACAACTCTGCCACAGACATGCAGAGAGAGAAACTGCTCCAGCTTGTTACTGAAGCAGAATCCGTCCTCATTCCTAAGCCTACTTCCCGAATCATCTATCTAGGTACACCTCAGACAACCTTTACCGTCTACCGTAAGCTATCTGAGAGGGGCTACAGGCCCTTTGTTTGGCCTGCCAGGTATCCCAGTGACCCCTCCCTGTACGAAGGCACCCTAGCGCCGCAGCTAGAGGAGGATATGGCAAAGGGGGCTCAAAGGGGGACACCAACAGATACACGCTTTGGAGAAGACGAACTAACAGAGCGTGAAGCCCACATGGGCCGCTCTAACTTCGAACTCCAGTTCCAATTAAACACAACCCTGTCTGATGCTGAGAAGTTTCCCCTTAGATTCTCTGACTTCATTTGTACACCGCTGTCTGACACTGCTGCTGAGCGGTACGCGTGGAGCTCAGACCTGCGTTATGTACACAAGGAGCTACCTGCTGTCGGCCTACCAGGAGATAGATGGTTTGCACCGATGTTTATTGACCCAGGGATGGTTGACTACACCGAGACGATCCTCTCCCTTGACCCTAGCGGTCGTGGTACTGACGAAACAGCTTATACTGTTCTGTCACAAGCTAATGGGTATATCTTCGTCCGCCATATGGGGGCTTCAAGGGATGGTTACTCGGATACAACGCTCTCTGAAATAGTCAGGACAGCTAAGAAGTACAATGCTACTACGATCCTTGTCGAATCCAACTTCGGAGACGGAATGGTATGCGAACTTCTCAAAAGACATCTCATTCAGCAGCAATGTAATGCTCACCTGGAAGAGGTCCGTGCTTCGGTACGCAAAGAAGAGCGGATTATCGAAACTCTCGAACCTGTACTCAACCAGCACAAGCTGATCATCGATCCAAAGGTGCTTGAATGGGACTACAGATCTAATCCAGACGTAGCACCAGAGAAGAGACTGGAATACATGCTCATGTACCAGCTCTCCAGGATGTGTAGAGAGAAAGGAGCAGTCAAACATGATGACCGGGTTGACTCGCTTGCTCAAGGGGTCCAATGGTTTACAGATGCTCTTGCTCAGTCTGCTCATAAGCGTCAAGCAGAAAGACGAAATGAAGAGTGGACAGCAATGATGGAGATGTTCGAAGAAGCTCCATCTGAAGCAGTTGATGGTCTCTGTTTAGGTGCCAGTTTTATCCAATTTAAGCGTAAGACACAAACACTACGAAAGCCCTTGCGCTGGAATTGATTAACAACGACTGCGGCCATTAGCAAGGAGGGGACAAAGGGAAGTGGTGCTCCCCCTCTCCAAAGGTGGATGGCGACACGGGGAAGAAGACCACCCATAAAGGGTAGTCTCTTCCCCCTTTAAGCCGTTAAGGGGGGGACTATAGGGGGGGATTAAAGACCGTAAAGCGCGCTAGCGCGCCCTATAAGCCGGTGATGGGGGGAATAAGGGGGGATTAGACAGGAATATGGAATAGACGGGGATAAAGGGGGAGTATGATCATCACATCTTTATAGCTGACGTATGACTGATGATACTACTACTACTCTATGACGTATCCGATTAGATGGAATTACAACGTTAAAGCGGACACGTTAAAGCGGACACGTTAAAGCGGACACGTTAAAGCGGACACGTTAAAGCGGACACGTTAAAGCGGACACGTCCTACTACTGGAGTATTTTGTCAGAAAAGTTTGAACCCGTATACGATAAGGTAGGTGCCAAAATCCCCCCTTAGCCCCCCCTTGAAACACAATGAAACGGGGTATGGGGGGTCAAATACGCCACATATGGGGTCACAGGGGGCCTGAAGGGGGCATCAAGGGGCAATGATTAGCTAAATTGATGGTTCAAGGGGTTGACTATAACCTAGACTTGTGGCCATTTC